AAGTTACACAAGTTTTGCTAAGCAAGACTTCACTACAAGTGCGACTACATCTTACACACTTGATAATCCTGTAGCTAACGAAAATGAAATTGCATTATTTATAAACTTTGTAAGACAAGAACCTACGACTGCTTATACAGCTAGTGGTGTAAATTTAAATTTAACAGAAGCTACATCTGCATCAGATGATATGTACTGTGTGTTTTTAGGTAAAGCTGTTCAAACAGTAACCCCAGCATCTGGTTCAGTTACAAATTCAATGTTAGCATCTGGTTCTTTTTCAAATATTACAGATGTAGGTACTTTATCATCTGGCTTAACTGTATCTGATAATATTTTATTTAATACAGCAAACAAAGGAATTTATTTAGGTGTAACATCTGCTACAGCTTCTAACTTATTAGACGATTACGAAGAAGGAACTTGGACACCAGCTATAAATTCTGGAGTAACTTCTCCAATTTATTCTTTACAACATGGTTCTTATACAAAAATTGGAAGAATGGTTTATTATAATTTTGATTTAAGAACAATTGATGGAGGTTTAGCGGCAGCAGATTTTACAGTAAATGGTTTACCATTTACAAACAGTAGTAATGACCAAGTTAATAATGGTGGTTCATATTTTGTCTACACTACTGATGTAACTACTGAAACTGGAAAAAATTTACCTACTATTACTAATGCAAATAATAGTAATCAATTAAATTTTTATGGAGTTGATGGAAATAGATGGCTTGGTACAGATATGCAAAATAACACTTTTATAATTATAGCAAGTGGTTGCTATCAAACAGATTAACAACAAAGGAGACAAACTATGGCAATAACTAAAGAAACAGTGGTCGGAAAAGTAGAAGTGGTAGGAACATATAAAGCTGTGCAAGTTGCTATGGATACTCTTGTTAAAGAAGATGGTAATTTAATTTCACAAACAAGACATAGACATGTTTTAATGCCAGATGCAGATATATCTAACGAACCACAAGAAGTACAAAACATTTGCAACACCGCTTGGACACAAGAAGTAAGAGATGCTTGGACAACATTTAAACAACAACAAGAGAATGAATTAATATAATGGCAATAACAAAAATACCAGCCGCAGGTTTTACAGGCAACAACTTTAGAAACATCATCATCAATGGTGATATGAGTATTGCTCAAAGAGGAACTTCTACATCTTCTATTACTACTAGTGGTTATTATACAGTTGATAGATATGCTACTCAGTTAAGCTCTTTGGGAACTTGGACACAATCACAATCAACTGATGTACCTAGTGGTCAAGGTTTTGGATATTCATTGAAATGGGATTGTACAACTGCTAATGCCTCTCCGTCCAGCACTGAATTTTTCCTTATTGGAACAAATATAGAAGGTCAAAATTTACAATATTTAAAAAAAGGAACTGCAAATGCAGAAAGTTTAACTTTATCTTTCTGGGTTAAATCAAATAAAACAGGAACTTATATAGCTGAACTTCAAGATACAGATAATACTAGAACTATTGGTAAATCATATACAATAGATAGTGCTTCAACTTGGGAGAAAAAAACAATTACTTTCGCTGGAGATACAACAGGTGCATTTGATAATGATAATAATCTTAGTTTAGCTTTAAATTTTTATTTAGGTGCTGGACCCACTTTTACATCTGGTACTTTACAAACTTCTTGGGGTTCAACACCAACAGCAGATAGATTAGTAGGTCAAGTCAATCTTGCAGACAACACAGCTAACGAATGGTATATTACAGGAGTACAATTAGAAGCTGGAACAACTGCATCTGATTTTGAGTTCTTGCCTTATGATGTGAATTTACAGAGGTGTTTAAGATATTATCAAGTCATAGCTGATAATGATGTTGTAGCTGGGACTGCAATTGCAAATGCTACTTCATATAGTTCTGCAGTAGCATACGGTGTTTTATTTTATAGAACTACGATGAGAGCAGAACCAAGTGCAGACCAAAGTTCTGTGTCAAATGGTTTTAGTTTTGTACATAATGGTGGTAGTGATGCTTTGACTACTTTTACTGTAGAAAAAGTAACTCTACACAATATAAGATTAAAAAATACACAAACTATAACAATTACACAAGGAGATGCAGGTTGGTATCAAACATCTACTGGTGGTTATTTTGCTTTGGATGCGGAGTTATAATTATGATTAATACAGTAACAAAAAACTATGATAGTATAACAAATGAATTTTGTAGTTACCAAGTGACTTATGTAAATTCTAACAGAGTTAAATCTGTACCACTATCTGAAGCAAACACAGATTACCAAGCAATACAAGAATGGGCTGCCATAGAAGGCAATAACATTATAGACCCAGGAGCCTAATAGATGGCTTTTGGAATAACAACATTTTCCGAAGCACCTTTTGCAGCTGAAGGCTCATTAAACGCTGATGTTGCAGTAACCGGTGTACAACTTACAACCAACATTGGTGCAGCTACAACACAAGCTAATGCAGATGTAAATGTAACTGGTATACAATTAAATTCATTTTTAGGAGATGAAACCATTGTTACCAATACTCCAGTAGATGTAACCGGATCTGAACTCAATACAAACGTAGGCAGTGTGACTGCTGCCGCAGGAGCTTCTGCATCTTTAACAGGATCTCAACTAAACTTTACTATAGGAACTTTCTCTATAAGTGCTGGAGGTAATGTTTCAATTATAGCATCGCCAGAAAGTGAAATAGAGTTAGCAGTAGGTTCAGTAACCACTCAAGCAAATGCAGATGTAGACGTAAATGGTAGTGAATTAAGCGGCGCTGTCGGTGATGTCGATATAACAGGAAATGCTAATATTGATGTAACTGGTATTGAATTATCTTTTGCTTCAGGAACAGCTACCGTTACAGCAGATGCAAACACAGATGCTGATGGAATATTATTAAATACTAATACTGGATCGGTTACAATAACTGCTGATGCAAATGTTAATGTAACGGGTGTTCAACTATCCCTTGTTTTAGGTGAGGAAACAATTGATGTTAATACTCCAGTCGATGTAACTGGTATATCTGCAGCAATATCTGTTGGCTCAGTAGTGGCAGTTCCAGGGGTTGAAGTTCCTGTTACAGGTGTTGAATTATCAACTGATACAGGAAGTCCTTTAATTACTGCATGGTCAAATGTTGATCCAAATGTAACGAATACCTGGACTAACGTAAATGAAGGGGTAACTAATACCTGGACTAACGTAAATGAAGGGGTAACGAATACTTGGACAGAAGTTGATATAGCAGCTTAATAAGTGTATAATAGCAAATTATGGCATCCACATATTCAACAGATCTTAAACTAGAGTTAATGGCTACCGGTGAAAATGCCGGTACTTGGGGAACAAAGACTAATGCCAATTTAAATTTAATTCAACAAGCAATAGCTGGATATGAATTAATTACTCTAACTGATGGCGCTACGACAGCTTTAGTAATGAACAATGCCTCAATTTCAAATGCCAGAAATATGGTATTGAAATTTGCAACCATTACTTTAACAAGTGCAACAACTGTAACTATTCCAGATTCTATTGAAAAATTTTATATTTTTGATTGTTCATTAATTACTAACCCAACAAACCTAACCATTAAAACAGCAACCGGCACAGGGTTTACACTTGATTCGAATAAAATCTATGCAGCTTATGCTGATGGTACAAATTTAAATGAAGTATCCTTAGATACATTAGGTGGTACTGTTGGAACTACACAAATTGCAAACGATGCGGTGACCAATGATAAAGTTGCTGCAGATGCTATCGATACGGTACAAATTGTAGATGACGCTGTAACTAACGCTAAAGTCGCTGCAGATGCTATTGATACTGTGCAATTAGTGGATGATGCAGTAACACAAGCTAAAATTGCAAACAATGCTGTGGGTCCAGACCAATTGACTAATGATGCTGTTATTCCTTCTGGAACAATTATGTTGTTTCAACAAACAGCAGCACCTACCGGTTTTACTAAATTAACATCACAAAATAACAAAGCGCTTAGAGTGGTTAGTGGAACTGCATCTACAGGAGGATCAAACTCTTTTACAGATGCATTTAATTCTACTAAAACAGTAAGTGGAACAACTGGTTCAACAGGAGTTACAATTTCTGGTAGTACGGCATCTCATACTTTAACTCTTAGTCAAATACCTGCTCACACCCACACTATTAATCAGGGTGGATCTTTAAATCAATTTGGAGCTAGAGCACACGGTGCAAATTTAGCAGATACCACTCAAACGACTTCATCTGCAGGGGGCGGTGGAGGTCACTCGCACGGTGTTGGTACGTTAGCTGGAGCATCTCACACCCATAGTTTTAGCGATACTTTTAACTTGAATGTTCAGTATGTTGATATAATACTTGCTTCAAAAGATTAATGAAATTAGAAATTAAAAACAATTGTCCTTTGGATAATTTTAAACCTTGTCGAAAATTTGATTGTGCTTGGTTTATTCAACTAAGAGGTACAAATCCACAAACAGGGCAAGAGCAAGATGAGTATGGTTGCGCTGTTTCTTATTTACCTTTACTTATGATTGAAAATTCACAGCAAACTAGACAAGCGGGTTCTGCTATTGAAAGCTTTAGAAATGAAATGGTTAAATCCAATGAGAAAACTTACAAGACTTTATTAGCTAATAAATATCCTAAAACTTTGACTGATAAATAGATTACGGTTTATAGAATTAAAACATACAATATGCTATAATTTGCCATGCCTTTAGCAAATGTACAAATTAGACCAGGTATCAATAAAACCGACACACCCTCAGGTGCAGAAGGACAATGGATTGATGGTGATTTTGTTAGATTTAGATACAACCAACCTGAAAAAATTGGAGGGTTTGTAGCTGTTGGACAAAAAACCATAGCAGGTCCTGCACGTGCGCAACATACTTGGACAGATCTAGAAGGCAGAAAATATGATGCTATTGGTACTTCAAAAGCTTTATACATTTATTATGAAGATGCTTTTTATGACATCACTCCACTAGCTACCGCTATCACTGGTGCTACATTTACTTCAACTTCTAGTTCAGATATCGTAACTGTTAATAAAGTAACTCATGCATTAGATGTTGGGGATTACATTACATTTTCAAGTGTAACAATACCAGGAACATCTTCTTTAACCTCTGATGATTTTGAAAATTTTACTTTTGAAATTTTAACGGTACCTACTGCAGATACCTTTACTATAAAATTACAGACAACGGAAACCGGAACACCTATGTCGACTGCAGGTTCTGGAACTATTGACCCTTATGAAGATATTGGTCCTACTATTCAAACATATGGTTATGGTTGGGGTACAGATACTTGGGGTTCTGATGAATGGGGAGCGGGTAGTACATCATCAAGTGTAATTCTTGATCCGGGTAGTTGGAGTTTAGATAATTTTGGACAACAACTCATTGCAACTATAAAAGATAGTAAAACATTTGTTTGGGATCCTGGAACAACAAACCCGCAATTAGAGACAAGAGCAACTGTAATGACAGGGGCTCCCACTGCATCTAGATCTACAATTGTATCCGATAGAGATAGACATGTAGTTCACTTAGGAACAGAAACAACTATTGGTGATCCAACAACACAAGATCCAATGTTTATAAGATTTAGTGACCAAGAAAACTATAATGTATATGAACCAACTTCAGTGAATACTGCTGGAACATTTAGACTAGATACAGGTAATAAAATTGTAGCAACTGTTTCTGGTAAAGACTACAATTTAATTTTAACAGACACTGCAGCGTATACTATGCAGTTTGTTGGTCCTCCTTTTACATTTTCAATAAGACAAGTTGGATCGAATTGTGGTTGTATTGGCCAACACGCAGCAGTCTACGCAGATGGTCAAGTATTTTGGATGGGATCTGGAGGTGGATTTTTTAAATTTGATGGTACAGTAAAATTACTACCTTCATTAATAGAAGATTTTGTTTTTACCACTAGTGGTAATAACACTGGTATTAATTATTCTTCTAATGAAATTGTTTATGGTGAACACAATTCTTTATTCAATGAAATAATTTGGTTGTACCCTGCAGGTAAACCTTTAAACGATCCTTCAGTACAAAATAACAGATCTGTTATTTATAATTATGTTGAAAACACTTGGTCGACTATGACACTTGCAAGAAGTAGTTATGTTGATGCAAGCACTTATGATAAACCTTACGCTACAGAATATGATTCAACTGCAACACCAACAGTTACCAATATAAGTGGTGCAACTAATACTTTTGGAGCATCTACTCTTTTTGAACATGAAACAGGAAATAATAGAGTAGCGCTTGATGGAACAGAAACGGCAATTTCTGCATATATACAATCTGGTGATTTTGATTTACCTTTACAAGGAGACGGTCAATATTTAATGAGAATATCTAGATTCTTACCCGATTTTAAAAATTTACAAGGTAACGCCATAATTACAATTAATCTAAAAGATTTTCCAACTGATTCTGATAGCTCTTCACAACTAGGTCCTTTTACGATAAACTCAAGCACTAAGAAAGTTGATACAAGAGCTAGAGGAAGATTAGCTAATTTAAAAATACAAAACAGTTCAACAGATGAAACATGGAGATTTGGAACATTTAGAGCAGACGTTAACCCAGATGGTAGAAGATAATGGCTAAGATAAACGTATATGTACCTGAACCACCACAAGAATACACATCGGAAGGTTTTAGACAAATTAACCAAGCAATAGAAACTGTTGAAAATCAATTAAATACTTCTTTTCAAGAAGAATTGAAACAAGAAGTGGAAAGATTTACTTGGTTTAATTTAAGGTTTGGTTGCTAATGTCTCAAGGATGTAACAACGTTAATGTAGAACCAACTGTAATTGGCGGTGGAAATGGATCAAATGCTTATGATGCATTTGGTAGACTAAGAGTTTCTAATCCATTTACTATTTTTGATAGTACAAATGTAATGTCAAAGAACAATCTCTTTGATGAAGACTTAACAGGATCAGGAACAGTTACTTATACCGCAAATAAATCTACAGTTAATTTAAATGTAACTACAGCTAGTGGCGATAAAGTCATAAGACAATCAAAAAGAGTTATGTCTTATCAACCAGGTAAGTCATTATTTATATTTAATACATTTG